ACTGATCGGAACTAATCCTGAACGCCATTTGGCGACCGCGCAGTCTGGTATACACAATCTGAGTAAACTCCTGCACGTTGTAGTTCTTAACTGAGTTATATGACTGAGCTGACTGTACCAGCGGCGTGTCTGCTGTGCCATACGGCGCACCAGGGTTCTGGCGTGGACGCAGGCTAAATGTTACCTCTGGCTTGTCAGGCGAAGACGTAGTTGACCCGTCAAACGTAATGTCAGGGATCATCCTCCACACAAAACCGAAGTTGTGACCGTCGCCAATATCAAAGTCAGAAGACTGGATGAATGAAGTGATAGGCAATACTGTGCCGTTTACCTCTACGTTATTGGTGCCACTCTCGTGGTACACAACTGTCTGGTTGTACGTGGCTCCCATAGGATATTCACGCAGCGGGCTGTCAGTCCAAGCAGTTCTTCCCAGATTGCCGTAGTACCAAACCTGATCCAAATAGTTGTAGATCACATAGCGGTCAATAACTTCAGATCCAGATGAACAGTAGAACCACCATACCTCACTGAATCCTTCGTTTGTGCCAGCAAAAAATTGAGAACTTTGTTGCAAGTTAATGTCACCAAAGACATATTGTCGAAGTGAACATGGAAGAGTTTCCACTCGACCTGTGTAGGCGTAGAACTTATCCACACCCATCCAGTAGGTAATGTTGTTAGCTGTTGCTACCGCGTTCGGGCCGACAATAGATATGTTGTCAGACAGAATGTTGAATCCCCACACAAACGGTGGGCCAAGATACTGCATAGAAAACAACGCAGCATCCGTAAATACTAGGATCTCTTGGCGAGTCTGCTGGGCGGTAATAATCTGCGATCCGCTAGACAGACGGTAGCTACCAGCCTGATTGGTAATAGCTGGCGTCCATGTTTGGTAGTCTTCTTGCGCAGACCAACGGATTAACAGTGGGTCTTGGATTGTTGAGCCGTAATCATTAACGCCAAACGATAGTACAAAACGGGAAGCATCTGATACCAGCACAAAGTTACAAACAGTTGGGCACTCTGCATCTGTGTCGTATATGCCAGAACTATTAGGTGATAGTAATTGCGCTCTGTTAACAAACTGTAAGTTGCCAGATCCACTGTAGTCTGGCACCCATAAATATAATGCCCCGCCGCGAGGATTGATAATCAAAAACTCACCGTAGTTAGCTTCTGACCACAAGCGCGGTTGTTCTGCAATGCCGTAAGCAGAAGACTGACCCCAGCCAGTAAACGTAGCGGCGTTGTACACAGCCGTATTTGCAGGGAATGCCGTAGCTATAGTTCCGCTAGCACCACGAGTTGCGCCTGTAAATGAAGTGGAAGTATTTCCAGTGTACGTAGTTAGCTCGCTGTTACCAATCATCAGAGTGCCAGTAGCATTGGCAAACCCTGTAGTAGAGTTAACTGCAATCGTTGTGTTGCTTGTATTTAGCGCAAGGCTTAATGTGGTCTGGGCTGTACCGTAGACAAAACCACCCCACAAACCTGCGCCCCAGCCAGTTAAATAACCAAACGTAGCCAAGCCGACGTTGATCTGATAAGCAGCCGTTACCGTTCCGCCGCCAGTAGAAGATGCGTTAGCCGCAGTGGCAGCAGTAATTTGGTATGAGTTAGTATCAACATTGAATATTTCGTATTCATTGTTGAGATCTAATCCTGCTACAGCACCAGCGCCAGAAAATGTAACGTAGTCACCGTTAATGCCGCCGTGACCAGCATCAGTAACAGTTACTACAGCAGAGCCACTTATGGTGGTAAAAGGATTAGTTAGTATCGTTGTCTTGCGTATAGGCGTGATGTCGTTATAAACACCACCGCTCTCAACATAATATTTGACGTTTGTTCCTACGCCCAACAGGTTGTACCCGCGCAGGGTTACATAGTTCCAAAGAGAACGAGCTACACCAAGATATGTATTACTGGAGATAGGAGTCCATCCACCAATCTTCTGGGGATATCCTGAACGAAATCTGATCTTATCGCACTCAAACCAACCACCCTCATTGGCTAAGGTTGTACCTTCCCTATTAACACCTGGACGTAGTTGAAGTTTTTGTAGTGGCATTTTTAGACATTGCGCTCAAAGTGAGGACAATCAACAAGGCTTTTAAAGTTGCCGCCCCAACGGTTCTTTGGATACAAAGATTCCCAATAAGCGCCCAACGGAGCAAGAATTGTTTTGTCCCAAATAATTTTTCCGTCTTTAAAGAAATTTAAGTCGATTGCACAACGCTTTAAATGAATACTGTTCATGGTCTTAGAACGACCGTTCTTAAAGTAAATGGCTTGCTGTTCTGGAGTACGGGCTAACTCACCGCCAGTAACTACAAAGCCTTGTTCAGTTGCGTACTGAATAAGCTTGCAAGCATCTAAAAGGAAAGCGGCTTGTTCTTGTGCGAGGCTCATTTTTTACCTCTCATCTCTGCAAGTTTTTCAATCGTGCGACCACCAAAATATGCACCCATTATCAGCATACCCCACTGACCAAGCAAATTAACATACGACTCATTGGCGTTGTAACCGAATGCAGACATCATGGCAAATAAGAAGTAGCCACAGAAAATAGCAATTAAACTCATAGGTCGAATGTTCTTGGATAGCCAAGAATCAGACGCCATATCAGCGTCCCATCGGTTAGACACGTTGTTATCTTCGTTCTTGGCAGCATCAGCAAATAGTTGCAGCTCTGCTAGTTCCATCTTGGCTTTTTCAATACCAAGCTCTAATAATCGTTCTTCATGTTCATATTGAAGCTGACGTAGGTTTTCAACATCCGCAGGAGTAGGATTGTCTGGAATCTTAATTCCGAGCGTGTTCTCAACAACCTCTTTGCCTTTTGCTTGAATAGCACTAGACAATAAACCTAGTCCACTTTCAGCAAGTGTTCCAAGCAACGCACCAATAATAGGAATCATCTCTTAGCCCTTTCTTCCATTAGTTTGATGCGAACTTGCAAGTCATGCAGGTCTTTGTAAATGTCTTCTTTTAGCTTGTGCCTAGCCTCTGCACTTAACGGACTGTCAGTTGGCACACCCTGTGGAGTAATCAACGATGGCATCTGACCCTCAATCTTAGTGAGACGAGTGTTGAACGAACCAACCTCACCAAGCAGCCAAGCCAAGCTTGCAACCACAATAGGTATAACGGCTTTAAGTGCGTCCGACCAGTTCATAATTACACACGAACCCAAGAGGTTGTAGCCTCATCCCATGTGTAAGGGCTTTCCATTGTGCCGTCTGTAGGCATAGCTACTGGTGGCTGCCATTGAGCATTAGCATCTAGCGTCCAGCTTGGATATGGCTGTGGTGCTGCAAACGCATCGATGTCTGCGTGGTACTTGTAGCCAATACCAGCGTAGTTCTTACGCTTGTTGCCGTTGTAGCTGGTTTGTTTCCATGTACCGCCAAGTACGCGCTCGCAGAACGCAGCACCGATATGTTCTTTCTCAGTACCGTAAGCATCAGCCGTGTCTTTGTTATCGACTACGATGACTTGGATAACCACGTTGTTTGAATCAAGCTGGGCAAAATGTGCCATTACTCTTCTCCTAAATGAAGTCCGGTCAGACTCTCGTCCGAACCAATGTACCCTTTTACAAAGGTGTTAAACGAAATACTGATACGAGTTCCATCGCCCTGCTTAGTCTGAACCATGTGCGTCAAGTTGGATGGAAAGATAATCAAATCCCCTGCGCCAACATCAAACCACCAACTCTCACTATTCCAATGGTTCCAGTTTTCTGTTGGAATCTTGATGCGCTCGTAACCATCTTTGTAGAAATAAATTCTGTCTGTCTCTTTGTTCGCCTGCGGATAAAACACTCCAGAGATAATACTGTTCGGGTGAGCATGCTTGTGATGATACTGACCTGGCTCTGTGTAGTTAGACCACGACTGTGTTATGTACGGTGTTACGTCATGCTTAGGTGCATGTACTGACTTAAAATACTCCAGCATCGCGGTTTCAATAAACTCACGAATCTCTGTCATCTCAACAGACTTCAACAGCTTTCTGTTTTCGCTAGTGGTATTACCCTCATTTGGATAACGCACCTGACCGATGATGAACTCTAGCTCTTGCTGGGTAAGATCACGGTCTAGCTTAGAAAAACCTACCGCTGTAGGAAACAGATTGGTTATGTTCATGCAACCGCCTGATCGTATATCTCTTGCTGACCACGCATTTTGTCTATCTGCTCTTGAGTCCAGATCGTATTGATACTGTCCTCAAAAGCTTTTATCTTTTCCATCGTATCTAATACTTCTTCCATAGTTGGACACGGGCGTGGGTCTTCCCAGCGTGTGAACATGGTGTTGCTGATTTCCCACTTAGCGCCGGGGCGCAATAAGTGCATAGCTGTGTCGATACCGTAGAGTTGATAATGTTTAGTGTCCATATGTTTAATAATTTAGTTTAAGAACTACTACGCCTGAACCGCCTGTACCACCACCAGAACTGCCAGAACCACCGCCACCACCGCCAGAGCCAGTATTTGCTGCCGCATTTGTAGCTGCTACTGACGTTTTTCCGCCATTACCGCCCCCAGCCGAACCAATTCCACCGCCTGTAGCTTCGCCACCTCCACCACCACCGCCAGCATACATTACAGATTGACCAGTAAGTGCGGACGAAAAACCAACGCCTCCATTACCACCTAAACCTGTTGTTAAAGGCTGTCCATTAAATCCAGTTGAAGTAGCGCCACCTCCACCACCAGCCGCACCACTTGGAGCGCCACCACCATTACCACCTGAGTTACCTTGTG